TCTTTTGCAATTTATGAAGGAGTCTTAAGCTCTCCAATCGTTTGGAATGAATCTGAACGTACATTCCAATTTGATATTGTATCAAAATTAGATGACGCTGAAGTAGGTTTTAGTGTTGAAGATGGTGATTTTGAAAATGTACCACAAGAGATAATAGGTAAAGCATGGCCATTAGTATTTGGTACTGTAATCAATATGCCTGCTTTGCGTTTTGATGAAATTCCCAATGGGGTAACTGCCACTGCTACTGGGATACCAGATGAAAGTTTGATTAGACAAGCTGGATTTTTAAGTTGCCATTCAGATAAGACAATTGCTGTTGCAGCTTGTCTATCTAGAGCTGGAGCTAAATTAAGATTTGAGGGTAGTCTTGGTGGCGCAGGATTAGCTGTTTTTGAAAAAGGAAAACAATTACAGCAACGTGCTCAAGATATGCTTAGACAGGCTGCTGCTCAAAGTGGCAGAGAGAGCAAAAGATTATCATCAATACATAAAAAACAAAGTCAACGTTATGATCCAAATAATGTCACTATTCTGAATGGATTCAAATTTCTTCAAAATACTCCAGTGGGAATAAAAATTGGAGAAGCACATTATTTCGGTATATTTCATGATGATCAATTTTCTGTAATATCTAGGAGAAGACCGGATGAATCAAATGCCCCACCAACAGATTCTACAGGTGGTGGTGCTTCATCTGGAGGTGGTTCAAGTACTGTAGATATAGAAGACCCAGAAAATGATTTCTTAGATAGGGCACTTTTTGATTTAATTAATCCAGATGATTTTATAACTTCAACTGATAGAGATAAAATTGAAGATCCATGTGGGCCTCATAATTTAATTGTACCAGATAATTGTAGTTCCTCAGGTGGGGGTGGTTCAAGAAATCAAACGCACCCACAACGTGAGCAGGGATTATTATTTCTTCCAGCTGGTACTCCTGTTAAACCTGATGAAAGTTATCCTATACGTCATATAATAAATATAATACCTGGTACTATTGTTGTAGGTGTAACTGCTGAAAGATCATTTTCTGGGGCTGGTAATACATTAACAAGAACACTTGTCGGTGTACCTTCGGCTTATTATACTATCAGTGAACAAGTTTTTGGATCTATAACAGCAACTATTCTAACTCTCAATAAACCTCTTAGTAGTATTGAAAATGAAGATTGGGGAGATGAACTTTTTGTAACTGTACAATCACCTATTGGTCCAAATATTGTAGATATAATTGAATATATAATACAAAGGTGGGCACCTGGATTTATTATTGATTCCACATCATTTAATTATGTAAGGACTAAAGTAAATAGCCAACCTGCTAATTTCGCTTTAACTGAACGAAAAAATTTAATTACTTTATTAAAAGATATTGCTTATCAAGCAAGATGTATTGTGTGGTTAAGTAATGAAACGTTTTATATAAGATATTTACCTGAAGCCCAGGCTCCTATTGAAATTATAACTGAATCTGATGTTATTTCAAAGTCATTAGAAGTGACAACTACAAGAACTGAAGATGTTTTTACTAAATTTACAGGTGTCTGGAAGCAAGATTATCATCAAAGCAAACCAAATAAAGTTATAATAAGAAATAATTTAGGTAAATATGGATTACATGATAAAGAAATTAATTTCTTTATTTATAATAATTTCGATGCAGTTGAGAGATCACTAACATTTATAGCTGTAAGAGAATCAAATATCTATAAAATTCTTAAATGTAAAGTTCTTGCAACTAAGCTTAAAATTGAGACTCTGGATTGGGTTACATTTGATTTTGATAGAAATTATATCGCAAATGGCCCAATAGATGGATTGATTACTAAAGCAACATTTGATTCTAAAGAAATGATTATTGATCTCGAAGCATGGATACCAATTAGACTTGGCGAAATGACTCTATATAATAATGCTATACCAGCTGACGCTGAAATTGTTATAACTGGTAGGGACGATGAGCAAGCAGGTAGTCAGGGTGAAAATAGAGAGGCAGAAGGTGATTTAGGTTATGGAGCTGGTACAGGTGTTACTTATAATATTCGTAGAACTAATAAAAGTAAACCAGATATTAAAAATGATAATGATGCAACACCTATACCTCCGGTAAGTACAACGGTATCAAAAACTAATAAAACAATATCTGAACCACCTGATCCTAGGGGTCAAACAATTATAATGAGACCAAATCAAGTTTTATATTTTGATCCTAGAACTAAAGAAATGGAAAGGCCAAAAGTTACATTTGATGATGGAGCAATACCTGCACAAATAGCAGATAAGAATGGACCTGATCCAGATATACAGGGTGGTGTGGAATTTTCTATTCTTTTATATGAAAAAGGAATAGATAAAGAAGCTACGCCAGCAAATGCAACTGTACCTAATTTTGATGAAGAAGATGATTTACCAGGTGGTTTGTGGGTAAGTGTAACAAGAAAAATATATTCTAGACCTGGTGAAACTGCTGGCGATGTAGATATAACAACCAAATTACTTATAAATTTAACAACTTGGGTTCCGGAGGATGAGGACTAATGGCTAGGTATATTACTCATCTTGATGGAAGCATCGAATTTCCTAGAAAAGGTTATCCACCAGATATTATTCCTGGCTATGATCAAGATCCTAAGAATCCTTATAAATTTATTCCTATAATTCCTGAATGCAAATTTAGAGAAATAAGAGAACATATGCTTGTTTGCGGAAAGAAGAGACCATATTTTCATTGTCTATTAAAAGACATACAAGTATCTAGAAATTACTGTGCTCAATGTAAGGAGTATCAAAAATGATTAATCAATATAATGGAGCTATAAGATACACACACCTTAATGCTCAGGCTCCGGCTGTTAAAGATTTTAGCTCAGTCAGTGAGAAGGGCCGAGTATATTTTGCTGATGGTCAGGATGATGAAGTCTTTGGGCAATTTTATCCTGATCTAAGAGCAAATATGCAACAAGTATGGTTTCTTAGTACGGGGTTTGCTAGATATAATTTAACCACAACTCTTGGTGGTTATAGATTACAAAATACTGATAATTGGCCTAAACCTGGATATGCTTTAAGATTACCTAGATTAGTTAGATTTATAATAGTAGTATTTAATGATGATTATTTTGATTATAAAACTATGGCAGAAGAAATAAGAACTGATTTCGAGGATAGAAAAAATATTTGGTGTAATATAGCAACTTTCCCAGATGATGATTTTCCTGATGAACCTCCATTTGATTTAAGAAATAACAGATGGATAGCAGCTTGTTCACCTCAATTAAAAGATGCAGATACATTTTTAGGAACTGATGTTCTTAATATAGTAATATTAAATAAGTATAATGTACCTTGGTATTGGGATGAAGCAAATTATGCAATATCTCTTAATAAAACTCATACTGATTTTCCATCAATTGTGACAGAAACATTTGCTCAATGGAAAGCATTAAATCGTATTGATATAGATAATTATAAAGCAGCATATAAAAAATTTAGAAGATCAGCTGTATGGGTTTTCATGAATGATAGATTACCTGACATACCTCCATTGGTTTGGAGTGAATTTGAAGGTACAATAAGAGAAGGGGATGATTATGTACAATCATCTTGTGTAGATGAACTTCAGACGCATGGCTTTGGCTTACATGTTCATGTACCTTGTGGCTTTTGTCAGGATTTAGAATTCAGTACTCCTACACTTTTAATAGGTACAATAGGTAGAAGATGGGTTGGACTAGTAAATCCACCGAAAGCTGTAACTCCATATGTTAGATGTCTTCATACTTGTACAACTCTTGATTGTGCATCAACTGGCCCAAATTTTCCTTTTTCAAGAGTTGGTAATGCTTTATATTTAGGGTGTACTGAAGGTGATGGTCCTAATTCACCTAATGTTGATGGATTCTTTCAGAATAGTCCATTTGATTTGGGGTGTCTACAAGAAGATGATTTGGGATCACAGACAATAGCTAATATAAATATTGCCCCAGAAGTTTCTGCTGCAAATGTTTCTGGGGCACAGGCTCTATGTACTGAATTAGTTGATTTTGGATTTGAATTCAAGGGAGATGCACCTACTAATTCAGCAGAGTTATTAGAAATGATTAAAGAGCATTTTGAATTACAAGATTAATTAAGCTGGGTATGATTTCAAATCATACCCAGCTTAATTATTACTCGTGCAATGCTCCTAACATACGACGATATATTTCTGCTGTTGTTATACAATCTGATAATGCATCATGTGCTTTGTCTCTTTTTATTTTCATTTCAAGTGCAAGATATGTAAGATTTACTTTTTGATATGGATATGCTTCACCTTGGAAATAGGATTTATCATTTGCATATAATGCAGCAACCATTGTATCTCTATATCTTCCATCGAAGAAGTGATCGAAATTCAATGGCCCGCCAATCCAATCCATAATGAAGCCGCGATCAAATGGCCAGTTTTGAGCCAATGGTGAAATCTTTTTCCCAAAGTTCAAATTAAATTTCTTGAACCATTCCTCAAATATATCTACAGCTTTATCGGGGTCTATACCTGTATTTATGATTTCAGCCATTTTAACCTTATGAATAGCCATTGCAGCGTAATCAATATTTTCTGGTCTCTTTGGTATTAAGTTCATATAAAAAGGATTCCATCTTTTATCTGGTTTAATATTAGAATCTAAAGGTAATATACATATTTGTATAATATCATGAAACCCTGATCTAAGACCAGTTGTTTCAATGTCTATTGCACACAGTAGATTTCCATTAAAGATGAAGCATGCCAGATGTAAATGATTCCGCCATTGCTTCATACCTCTCTTTCTTGGGGTTAGGCTCTTCGTTGATGATTAACTATTCTAGAAATTTATGCAAAAGAAATATTAAATTCTTTTACAAGATTTCTTCGTTTTGATACCAAGCCATAAGTGATTTGGATTTACACAATAACGACAATTGCCATTTGGACAATTATGTAATACTTCTAAATAAAGATCTATCAATTATTACTTTAGTGTGCATTTATTTCTTTCCAATATATTCGTATAAATACCAGCCATCTGGAGATAAATTTTTATAACGGTATTTATAATCTTTTGATGAAGAATTTCTTACAATAATTTCATCAGTAGCTTCTTTTTCTGATAAAATAAATTCTTTACCATCTTCTGGGCCAGCAATTAATCTGATTCTATATTCGATTCCAATACTCATATTATACTCCGAGGAAGGTTTTTGAAAATGCAATTATTTGATTATTTAAAAAATTTCTATCATCTTTCTTTTGATACATTATAGAATCCCATTCTTCATCGGGCATTGATTCTAATGATTTGTCTGCAATGTCTAATGTGGATGGAACCCAGTCAGCATATATTTTTATACAATATCCACCATTATTTTGCACAGCATTAAATTCATTTTCAAAACGCATATCTTTAATAATTAAATAATCACATTTGGTTCCTTTAAAAAGATAATTTAACCAAGTATCAGAATATACTTCTCTTGCAACATTGGTTGCAAATTCTATCCAAATTTGGCGTGGTGATTTTCCTAATAATGGTAATATTATATCTTTTTCATTTGAATTTATTTCATAATATTCTTCATCTTTTAGACCAGCCCAAGCATATAGTTCATAAGTTTGTTGCTTCAATTTTGAAGCGAAACCTTTTTTAACTATATGCTTACCTTTTGTATTTAACCTAAGATGAGAACAAAGGAAGTTGGCGGCAGTATCTTTGCCTACTAGCTTACGATGACCAAATGAAATGATCTTAATTTTAACCTCTTTTTCTGCTTGTATTATTAATTATGTTATATAAATGAACATAATTAATATTAAATTCTCTTGCTAAGTTTTACATAGCAAAATGTCTTATTTCTTTTATAGGAGTGTATCTCATTTAACTAATCTCGAATAAATGTAATCCTGAAGCATTTCAACATTAAATGCTTGAATATTTACATTATCATTTTCTGGAAATAAATCACCACGTTGGATCTTAATTCCAAATTCCCTTTCAACTCTAAATATAATGTCTAAAAAATCAATTGACTCTGCACCAAGATCATTAATCAAAGTTGAATGTAAAGTTACATCAGTTATTTCAAGATTAAGAGATTGGCAAAGAATATCTACTAACTTTGGAAAGATTTCTTGCTTATTCATTTTATTGTGTTCCTTTATAGCAACTAATTTACTTGAACTCCGATTGATGGACTCAGGTTTCCCCCTTCCAATTGATTTGTACCTCCATCAATATGTACCTCCAAATATGCCCCATGAAGAACTAATCTGCCTTGACACATGCCTTCAAATCTTTCTTTTTCATCTTTTCCTTTGAATATTACATTACCAATCTGTATGTCAACTTTTCCATGTACTTTTCCTTTGGGATGCTCTGGTGGAAGTTCTTTACCAAATCTTTGTTTCGTCCATATAAATGCATCATTAGGATCATTAAGCCAATCTTTGAAATGTGTATATAATTCTCCATATGTTATATAATAACCTGGCTGATTAATACAACATTCCTTAAAGAATCTTTCTACAGGATTCATATTTTGTTCTTCAGCAACTTCTTTTTGTGCTGTGGCAAGAATAGGTATATTTAATCTATCATTTGATATTGGTAATTCGAGAGATATTACTTCTCTAAGGAAATGGGGGGCTTCTTTAAGAAGTCTATGCATCATTTCCCTTTTAGGAATTAATTCTTCTTTAGATAATTCTGGAACATGAATCATCGTGATTCTAGTATCCCCTGGGAAAATAGGGCAAGCTTGATGATCGTTTGCACACTGAATCCAATGTGTACAATTATGGATATTATATGGTGTATGTCCTTTAATATGTAATTGAATTGTTCTAGAAGTTACCCAATCTTTGATTCTATTATATGCAACTTCTTTATTTTTTAGAATTGTTTCTTCTAGCACGCAAAGAACAGCAAATTGTATTTCACCATTAAAACTACTAGGATTAGATAATGCCGTATCACCGCGTACAACTCCATTTGCAATCAATTCTTCAAGGGCTTCATGAAAGATTGATTTTCCACTATTTTGAGGTCCATAGAAAAATAAATAAGGTAATGGCTCTCTTGGCTGTTGGAATAGTGATGCTACCCAACATTTCAAATAATGTGCTCCAGTCAAGATGCCATTTTGTCTACACCATACATTATCTTTTATAACTTCATTTAATCCTTGGCCACAATGATCTAAAATCTTTTGCCATGTTGGAAATTGTGGTATTTCGCTATTATCTATTGGTTGATATTTTAATTGTGCAGCATATCTATTCCATTGTCTATCAAGCACAGAATAGGGGGCTTGAAATGGTTTATTAACAATTGTCCATGGTGTAAGAACACAAATACCTATTAATGCTTCTACTTCTTTATCTGTGAATCCTAGACTCTTTAAAACAGGTTTTACGTGATGTAATGGCTCTTCATTCCATGTACCTTTACAATTTACAATCCATCCATAATTTCCTCCTGCTTCTGAAACTAAATGTCGTATTACAGGATCAACATTATATAATGTAGTCTCTTCTGGAGTGTTTCGTTTGAAATCAACCATTTTCTTCCATTTTCTTCGGTCCTCATACCATGTCTGTTGCAGTAAGTCTGTATTGTCTCCATCTAATTTTTCAAATTCTACTTGAATACTTGTGCCTTTAATATTTTTAATTTTTATTTGTCTTTTATTATAAAAATTTTCATTTGGGATTTCTAGATTAATTCCTAAAAGATTCATTGCAATGGAAGCTTCTGTTCCATTACTAAAGACATAACCATCTGTTGTAAATTGTTTTCCACCATTAGCTCGACAGGCTGTTTCAAAATCAGGTTCTCTATTGTAAAAACATTTAGTCCATTTCTGTCCATCTTGGTGCCACATTGGAGCTTCTGCGGTTCCTTGCGTATAACGTCGAACAACAAAGGCTCCATTTATGATAGGATACATAAAACAATTAACATCATGTCCATAATCCTTACCAGTAGCTATTGTATCAAATGGACCTTTTAGTTTCAAATCAGAATGAACTTGTTTCAGTACAATCGTATGAGTTATGATCATATTATGATCAGAATTATAACTTGTACAATTTGGTGCCAATTCTTTTGCTTTATTATATATTAATTTATGGGTTTCATCAAGTATTGTTCTCAATCTTTGTGATGACATTTGCTCAAAAAGATCAACTATACCTGCTTGTTCAATTTCATCAGGGATTGTGATTTTGCGTTTGCCTTTGACTACATTAAGATGATTTTTCCAATTTGGTGGTATTTCTGTTAATATTGTGCCTTTCTTTATTAATTTGAGACCTTCAGAATTTTTCATTTTATCTTTATGATATATCCACATGTTTGCTCCGCAAACATCTACTTTTAGCATAAGATCAATTCCTACAATCAAAGATAACTCTGATAATATGGCTCTCGCCAAAGCTGCATGTTCATCGTGTGTGATTGTAGGTACAGGTATAATATGTACATAAAGATGTAACCCATACCCACCTGTAGATTTTCTTAGCTCACACCATTCAATAGCATAAAGATGTTTTGTGAGTTCGGTAATTTGTTCTTGAGTTAATTTCTTTTCATGATTTGATGCATGTCCAGTAATTGCATCAAAGTCAAATGCAACCCAACGCGAAAGCTTATTTTTCCAATCCCAGCCTGTCATACCTATGGCTAGAGTATATTTATCCAAAGGGAATGACATCTCTCTATCTTCATAATCTGCTTCCGGTTTATTGGGATTATTGGGTATACGAAATGATTTCCAAATCAAACCAGTATTCTGATCCTGATATCCTCTCCAGTGAACACCTTTATAGTCTCCTGTAATTTCTGTCCCACCATGATTATCTACTAAGACTTGAACTTCCATATCGGAATTATACATTGATGCTAAATCAACATGTGTCTTAGCTAGAAGTAGATTCCTGATTGCTTCTGTCTTTAACGGACGATCCATTTGTTCTAACATCTCCTATTTAAGATGATTTTTAATCAAACTTTGATTTGATTAATTCAGTAATCATATCAATTTGAGGGTGTGTGTGCCTCGCTGTACCATATAGTACGCTAAAAGACAGGAAAATTCTAGTTCGAGACCGAATGGCCTAAATAGAAAAGTGCCGTTTTCCCTATTCCTATAAGGAAAAGAGAAAGGTTTCTCTCTGTCTTTTGCATATCCGGAGAGAAAGGACTAATTTAGCTTTTCTCTCTAGGTACACATTATAATATAGGCCAGAAAATTCTGTAACCAGACTATAATTTTTGGCGGTTTTAGCGTATTATATGGTATAGGTGTCGTTTCATCGGCTCTGTGGACTTTTGATATGATTACACGAGCCAGAATGATTTCTTAATCAAAGTTGGAGTAATGATGAGTAATTTAGTTGATCTGCCACTGTTTCAGATTCGCGAGAATCCGGCTGCCCTTCGTAATGTTGATCGTGAAGACCCAGAGTTTTTGGAATTAGTTGATTCTGTTCGCCAGTATGGGGTCCTGAAGCCGATCTTGGTTACTCCTGCAACAGATGAGAAGACGGGCGAATTTGTATATGAAGGTGGACATCAAATTTATGGTCTTGTTGACGGATTGCAACGATATACTGCATCACAGGATGCTGGTCAAAAATTCATCCCTGTTAACATTGTTAGTGTTGACAAAGCCAATGCTCTTGTTCTTCAATTGATTGCAAATGCAATTGGTGTTGAAACCAAACCTGCTGAATATGCTGATGCATTATATAGGATTTTGAATACAAATCCTACAATGTCGATGGCTGAATTGGCACGCAAATTGAATAAGAGTCCACAGTGGCTTAATGAGCGATTGGGTCTTTTGAAACTTGCCAAGCCTATTCAGAAGCTTGTAGATGAGAATAAGGTTGGTTTGAGCAATGCTTATGCTCTTGCTAAGTTAAAGGACCATGAAGAGCAAATGGCATTTCTTGATCGCGCTCAGACCGAAAGTCCTGCTTCCTTTATTCCTGTAGTAGCTCAGCGAGTTAAGGAAATTCAGGATGCCAAGCGTAAAGGGCGTAAGCCTGCTCCAGCAGAATTTGTTCCAACTGCCCATCTTCAGAAGTTGGGAGATATTAAAAACGAATATGATAAGCATCAGGTAGCTGCTTACCTGTTCAATCAGCTTGCTCAAAATAAGCATCCTGATTGGAAGGAAGGCTTTAATATGGCAATTTCTTGGGTCTTACATCTTGATCCTATTAGTATTAAGATTCTTAAGGATGAAGATGATAAGCGACGTGCAAGTAACAAGTTGAAGTCCGAACAACGGCAAAAAGAACGTGCCGATAAGCGTAAGCAGGAAGCTGATGCTCGTGTCGCAAAAGCTCAAGATGAGCTAGAGTCCAAGCAACTTGTTGAGGTTTAATCAAATGGCAACGAAGCATGGTTCCGGTGGTATGACTAAAGGTGGAAAGCTTCCTAAGGGTAAGCGAGTTACCCCTATTAAGAAGCAACCCAAGGGCAGGGTCAAGGCTCCTAAGGCATATTGATTTCTAATCATCCAGAAAGGCGCAAAGAATAATGTTGACAAAGACTCAAGTAATTACTATTCATGGGACAGAAATTGTAGCATTACCACAAGATTTGAATTTGCCAGTAGGAAAATATCAAACAGACGATTTCTTTGATGAAGTTTCTACATTGTCCGCATGGCTCCCACGTCTTCAGTTATTTACGACTGCAAATAAGGAAGTCAAGACGGGCAAAATTAACATGAATCATTATGGTTTGGTCCTTAATAAGGATCAAATTATTGATTGCACTAAGCAAGTGGAAGTTGTGCCATTGGCATGGCGACCAAAAGCTATGCAATTTCTTGAGAAGAAGGTCATTAGTAAGTATAATCCTGATGATCCTGAATTTAAGCGAATTGCTCAGCTTTCTGAAGTCAAAGACGCTAGGGCAATGTATGGACCTGAGTTTTTGATTTATGTGCCGTTGCTTGGAAAGTTTGCAAGCTTTTTTATGGCATCTAAGTCAGCTAGACGTGAGTCTCCTGCGGTCAAGGAAGCTCTTGACCGTAGGGTAGCCATTACCTTAGATTCCAAGTTCATTGAGACGGCACAATATTCTTGGTGGACCCCGTCTATTAAGGGTTGTAGTAATACTTTTGTTCTTCCGTCCAATGAAGAAATTCTGGCCGAAGTTCAGAAGTTTGGCAATCCTCCTGAGTCTGAAATTGAAGTTGACCCTGATTCTGTATCACCTCAGCCGCAAGGACAAAAGGTGCAACGAGCCATGTAGAATCGTCGGTTCCGATGAATGATTTCTAATCATGATTAGAAATCATGGTGTACAGATGGTATAATGGTATTACACTGCCTGATAAGGACTAGAGATGTGGGTTCGACCCCCACTCTGTACATTCGCATATCTCATCATTACCCAGAGGGTAAGTATGTTTGTTACAGCCGAATTGATCGCAGAATCAAGTATCGACTGGCAAAAATATTTGACCCTGACTCGTCAAATCTTGGGAAGAAGTGTCAGCCAGGGTCTTGACTCTTATAATATGAGAGCCGATTCCCTGGCTGCCTTTATTTGTACATTAGATGAAATTGATACTCAAGCTTCTGATCCTGTCTTATCTTTAAGATTAGGGGAAGGTTTTCTTGAGCTTATTTCATTTACATTCTTAATTGTTGCTGATAATAAAACATTTTGTAAGCTTGTTAGTTGTAGTAACATTAAATTTATTAACAAAGAGACAATACGGCCAGAAGTGGATTTAGCTATTGCCCACGGTACATTGGCAGAATGGAAAAATGCAATTTTATATCTTTCCAAAGTCGGAGCAGATACTACTTGTCGCAAGATGGCTAATACATTTCAAAAGATTTTGGAATCAAAAGGATTGCAACAAGTATTTTCTCAATATAATAAAGCTAATGTAACAGATGGCACATTTTTATTATTGAAGAAAGTATGACTATTGCATGTTTCGTTTGATCTTACTTGGACAACGGGATGTACCTGATGAATTTATTGGTATATTTTTTAATGTTGATTGGACCAAATATGAAATTATATATACCGAAAATGATGGATATTATTTGAAAGTATCTAATTGGCTTCATTTGCATAGAACCCAATGTCCTGAATGTTGTGGAACAACAAAGATAATATCAGGTGAGTGTTTGATATGTGCTGGTAGTGGTTATTATTATGAATCAAGTGACCGAAAAGGATGATTAAATGAAAATTTTAAGTGATAATTCTAATGAACCAAAGGAAGATCGGTGGAAAGAACCAGAATATGGATATATAAGATATGATGTACAATCTAGGTCATATCTTATTCAAGTAGTTATAGATAGTAAGTTACATATTTTTGAAATAACTGACCGAGAATTGGCTGGTGCACAAAGGATTATTAAATGAAATATATGGTATTTGATGTAGAATCAATTGGACCCTTTGGAAAAGGCTTCGCTGTAGGTTTTGTAGTTCTTGATAAAAATTTCAAAGAATATGCTTCAGATTTTTATGCATGTCATCCTTCATTGGTAGCTTCTGATAAAGAAGCAGAATTTGAGTGGATATTCAAGAAGTATCCTAAGTATACTTTTGCAATTCCCAGAGATATTAGAACAGCATTTTGGAATGCATGGTCTAGTTTTAGAGCAGCTGGGGCATATTTATTTGCTGATTGCTCATTCCCGATAGAAACTAATTTCTTGATACAATGCATTCAAGATGATATTTCTAGAGAAATGGAATCCCCTCATCCATTGTATGACGTAGCATCAATTAGAATGTCAGTAGGTTTTGATCCTTTGAGACCTGAATCTAGACTACCAAATGAATATCCACCGAATGATCCTGTAAAGAATGCAAGACAATCGGCTAGATTACTCGTGCAAGCATTAGAAATAATTAATAAGGCAATATAAGTATGATTGAAGTATATAAGTTCAAGCTTGATGGGGTATTAATTCCTGTTAAATTTACAAAAACAGATTCTCAGCTTAAAGTGCAATTTCCATATCATGCAGCCACAGTAGAAGAAATCAAAACATTTGAAGGAGCAAGATGGCATCCAGAGACAAAGTATTGGACTGTTGCTGACTCTTTAAGAAATAAATTTAGAATAGCGTACTTATGTGGCCAAAATCCCTATGAAAAGTATGACCGAGAATGGGTAAATTTTCAAACAAATAGGTCTTTATACAAACATCAGAAATTGTTAACAAGACATGGCTTGACTGTTCATTGTTGTATCTGGGCAGCAGAGATGGGTACTGGAAAAACCCTCGCCGCTATTGAACTTATGGAACATTCAGGAATTGATCATTGGTGGTGGGTAGCTCCCAAAAGTGCACTAGTTGCAGCTAAGCTTGAATTCCATAAATGGCAATCAAAGATTAAGCCAGAAATTTTTACTTATGAAGGTTTCAAGAAAACAGTAGTAAATTGGGAAAAAGGAAAGAATTGCCCTAAGGCAATTATTTTTGATGAATCATCAAGATTAAAGACCTGGACAGCAGAGAGGACTCAAGCAGCATCCTATTTTGCAAATGCTATACGAAATGAGCATGGTGATGGTGGATTTGTGATAGAGATGAGTGGTAGTCCTGCCCCCAAGAGTCCGGTAGATTGGTGGTCAATCTGTGAAATCGCATGTCCTGGTTTTATCCGAGAAGGCAGATTAGATAAATTTAGAAACAGATTGGCTCTTTTCCAAATGGAAGAGTCTATTACTGGAGGCAAATATCCTAGGCTCATTACATGGTATGATGATGAGCGTAAATGTGCTAAATGTGGACGATATCAAGATTATGATGATCATAATGCTAAATACATGACTTCTGGGTACTATCATGAATTTATTCCATCTAGGAATGAAGTTGCTTATTTATATGAAAGGATGAAGGGACTTGTACAAGTAGTATTTAAGAAGGATTGTACTGATTTGCCTGATAAAATTTATCGAAAGATTCAAGTCCAACCTACTAGAGAAATTCTTAATGCAGCAAAGATTGCTGAAGGATCAGAAGATTCTGCAATCAAAGTTCTAACTCGATTGAGGGAATTATCCGATGGTTTCCAATATATTGAGAATGAAGTAGGCAAAACTGTTTGTCCAGCATGCAATGGTGCAAGATACAGAATAGAAAAGGTTTATAAGGGACCTGAAGGTGAAGAGGAATCATCTCTTGAGTATTGGAAAGATGAAGAAAGAGCTTGTTCACATTGCAAAGGAATTGGCCTTGTTGCTCAAATTGAACGTATTGCTGTACAAATACCTTGTCCAAAGGAAGAGGCCACAATAGATATTTTAGATGAGCATGATGAAATTGGTAGACTTGTGATTTATGGAGGATTTACTGGATCAATTGATAGATTAATTAGTATTGCAAAGAAACATCACTGGAATTATATTAGAGTGGATGGCCGTGGTTGGGATTCAGATATAGATGTGACTTCTTTAAAACTTAAAGATCCTATTACAAGTAAAGAAGCCAATGATGACCTTAAATTGACATATATATTTCAGGATAAGACAGATGATAGAAAAATTGTATTTATTGGACAACCTGGGGCAGCTGGTATGGGCCTTACTCTTACTGCTAGCCCTACGATTTTGTATTATAGTAATGACTTTAATGCTGAAAGTAGAATTCAAAGTGAAGATAGAATTCATCGGCCTGGTATGGATGTTAACAGAGGGGCCACTATTATTGATATTGTTCATCTTCCATCTGATGAATTGGTCTTAGAAAACTTACAAAAGAAACGTGATTTACAATCAATGACTCTTGGAGACATGAAAATGGCTCTAGATAGAGCAAAACAAAAGGTGAGAATCTTTTAACAATAAAAGGCAAAGAACAAGCAGAATTAATGTTAGAATATTTGAGTAAATATAAAAGATTCTATGATGGCCAAATTATGAGTCAAGATCAAAGAGATCATAGAGCCAATTTAATGGCTTTAAATATTAATAGAAGGTCAAGTTATGTCTAATTATGTTGTTCAACATATACCTTTATCTGAAATCCTTTGTGATCAGGATTGGAACAGTCGCGGCCCCGTTTCTGGGGCTGATGTTTTAAGCTTAGCAAAATTAATTGAAGATCAAGGTCTACTCCAACCAATTACGCTGATGCCTTATAATGATTTCCCAGGAAAGAAATATAAGATCGTTGTAGGGCATCGTAGGTTTCTTGCCTTCAAATCTTTGAAACGAGAAACTATACCTGCAATGGTAAATTCTACTTTAGATGATAACAGTGCTAAAGTAGCCAATTTAATAGAAAATCTTGAACGTAAGAATCTTAATATTTTGCAAGAAGCCAAAGGTATAGAAGGCTTCTATATAGCTGGTTGGACGCATCAAGAAATTGCTAAGAAGCTCGGACAAAGCACAGGTTGGGTTTCTATTAGACTTCAATTATTGAAACTCGAACCTGAGATTCAACAAGAAGCGGCAGCTGGATTATTAACTCAATATCAAATTAAAGAAATTGCAGATTTGCCATCTAAGGGCCAAAGATTTGAAGCAGTCAGAAAAATCAAAGATGCAAAGATCAAAGGCGAAAAACCACAAATAAGTACTAAGAAAAAGAAAGTAAATCCTCTTAAAAGAAAGAAAAGGGAAGCCCAAGAAATTTTCGATATGATTGAACATATTCAAGAATATCTTGAGTATGGAATACATACTAGGTGTTTGGCTTGGGCAGCTGGGGAAATCTCTGATTTTGATCTTTTCAGAGATATTAAGGAAGAGTGTGAAACTCAAGGAAAATCATATAGAATACCTAAAGAATATGAGGAGTTCAGAGATGGCATCGCACACTCCTCACCAGGAGCAATGCAAGGATTGTAAATGTAAAATAGATGAACATGTAATCAATGATGAAAATAATTTATGTCAATATAATTGTCATAGCTATTGTGATTGTTATTTATGTATGCAGAAAGTAGAGGAAAGAAATAATGGCG